ACGATGACTTTTTGCGTGAGCCGATGGGGCCTGATGTAAAGGTTGAAACGTTCTGGCCTATCTTCTCACTTGTTTTCAATGAGATTGAACACCAAGCTCACCTGTATCCACCTTCAGATGTAAGCCTTCTGATGCCGATGCAGCACGAATACAATCGTGCGCGTCAGGGCTTGCGTGAACATAGACGGGCCAATCGTCCGAAGTATGCAGCACCAGCCGGTGTTCTGGAGGATGTGGATAAGGAAAAGCTGGCAACTCACCCCGCCAATGCGGTGATTGAATTGCAAGCTTTGGCTGCTGGACAAAAAGTTAGCGACGTTATCCAGCCCATAGGCCAGATAGGTATTGATCCAAATCTGTATGAAGTCCGAACTATTTTTGACGATATACAGTTGGTAGTTGGTGCGCAGGAAAGCCAGTTTGGGGGTTTGTCGAGAGCGACGGCCACCGAGACATCGATTGCCGAAAGCGCGCGCATGTCCACGATGGGCGCAAATGTTGACGAGCTAGACACGTTCATGTCTGAAATGACGCGCGCAGCCGGACAGGTTGTGCTGGCTAATCTATCCATCGAAGAGGTTAAGAAGATTGTTGGTCCTGGCGCTGTTTGGCCTGAGATGACGCGCGATCAGATCATGGAAGAGATTTACCTAGAGATCGAAGCTGGCTCCACAGGTAAGCCTAACCGTGCTGCGGAGCTTGCAAACATCGAGCGGATTATGCCGTTCCTGTTGCAGATCCCTGGTATCGATCCAAAATGGTTGGCTAAAGAATTGCTTAAACGACTTGATGACAAGCTTGAGCTTGACGAGGCGTTTGCAGATAAAATTCCTAGTATTGTTGCGATGAATCAAGCGCAGCAACCAGGAACTGGTGATCCTGCATTGCAGGGGCCACCAGGAGGTGGTGCAGATAATGCGCCAAGGCAGCTACCCAGTGGTGGGGGAGGACCAACACCAATGGGGGCAAATAACCAGTAACTTTTTTCATTTTGTTGATAACTACGTTCAACAGATGTAAAATAAAAGGAGAGGGACGCTAAGATGGTTGAAGAACCAGAGGTTACGGAACCGTCCACCGAAGCCGAAATGATTGAAGACGAAAGTGTGGTGTCGTCTACCGCAGAAAGCGAAACTGAAGCAGATCTGCTTAGTGTCATTCAAGATGCGATGCAGCCTGACGAAGAGCCAGAGTCGCACTCTGATAGCGAGGTTGAAGATACGGATGTACACGCAGCCGAGTCCAACACTGAAGTCGATGAAGCAGTCGATGACGTAGAGGATTTTTCTGACGAACCGTTTCATAAACATCCACGTTTTAAGAAGGTATTGGAAGAACGGAACGCATATAAGGATAGCGCTGAAAAGTTTAACGTGATGCAGAATTACTTGGCGGATAACCAACTGTCTGGTGACGAAGCAGCGAAAGGTTTGGAGATCATGGCTCTTATGAGATCTGATCCGATGGCCGCACTTAACGCTCTAAAACCGTATGTGCAGAATTTATCCCAAGCAGCCGGAATTGTGCTGCCGCAAGATATTCAAACCCGTGTTGACGATGGCTACTTAGACGAGGATGCGGGACGCGAGTTGGCGGTTGCAAGAGCCGGTCAGCAGCGAGCTAACGCTCAAGTTGATCAGTATGCTCAAGCGCAGCAGAACGAAGCAACGCAGCAGCATGTTAATTCTATGGCTCAAACAGTGACTGCTTGGGAACAAAAAACCCGTCAGTCAGATCCTGACTTCGAACTCAAGCAAGAAGAAATTGATGATCGGATTAGGGTCTTGGTTTCAGAGCGCGGAAGGCCGAACACGCCACAAGATGCAATATCTATGGCGAAAGAGGCTTACGGTGCGGTTAATACCCGCTTCCAAACGCGTTTTGCAGACCGACGCCCAATTAAGTCGGCATCTGGTGGTAAAATTGGAGGAAGCCCACAGGCGGAACCACAATCGTTACAAGACGCGATTGCCAATGCTTTGGGCAACTCATAACACGTTAGGAACGTAAAGATGGCTTTTAGTTCAGCCGAATTAGACAACATCGCAAACGCGGCGTTGGATTATTACATCAATAAGGGTGGCGTCTATTCTCAGTCGCTTCAAGACAAGCCCTTGCTTAAAGCAATGGATGCTGGGGCGAAGACTTTCCCAGGCGGCAAAGGTGAAATGAGTGTAGCAGTTAAAGGCACTTACACTACTTCAGTCGCTGGCTACACGCATAACGATACAGTAACTTATGCAAATCCAGCCAACATCAAGCGCGCAAACTACTCATGGAAAGAGCATCATGCTGGTATTTCCTTGACGTTGACCGAGCTTAAAAAGGACGGCATCAGCGTTACGGATAGCACCACATCATCCGGTGTTTCTAACCACACTGGGCGTGACCAGACGGTGCTGGCAAACCTGTTTGAAGACAAGCTTGACGACATGATGGAAGGGTACACACGCGGTATCAATGACTTCCTTTATGGTGATGGCACGGCAGACGCAAACGCGATTGCTGGTATTCAGACTTTGGTTTTGGATGCCCCAACTACTGCGGGTACTGTTGTTGGCGGATTGTCCACAGTGTCCAACACATGGTGGCGCAACCGCTCAAACGTTGCGATTGCTACTTCTGCAACGGGTCAAGAACTGATTGAAACTCTTCACTCAGAAATGCGCCAGCTAAAGCGTTTTGGTGGCAAGCCTAATGTTGCTGTTTGTGGTTCAGCGTTCTTGGATCGTCTTGGTGACGAACTTCGTCGCAACGGTAACTACTCGCAAACTGGCTTCTCACGCGGCCAGAACATTTCAATGGGCGAGATCAACTATAACGGTCTTACTTTTGCTTATGACCCTACATTGGATGATCTGACGATTTCTGGCAAAACGCCAAGCAAGCGTTGCTACATCCTCGATTCATCAAAACTGTGCATGTACTACATGGACGGTGAAAAGATGAAGCGTCATAGCCCTGCGCGTCCTGCAACTCAGTATGTAATGTACCGCGCTATCACAACTACTGCGGCACTCTCAGCTACTCAGCTGAACTGCCACGGTGTTTATGAAATTGCTTAATTTCAAAGGGGGGGCGCATTGCGCCCCTCCATCACAATCAGGAGGAAACTATGTTTCAATTATGTAGATGTACTGTCGCTATTGGTGGGGATATTCGTAGCGTTGTACCAAAAACTCAGGTTACACCGGCTGAAATAATGCTGCTGCAATCTGTTCACGGCACAGATGCTGTGACTAATATTCGCGTTATAGGTGAGCTAAATTCGACTGTAGAAGAAGAGCGCAATCGCCTTGGTTCTTTTTACAAAGATGAAAAAGTCGTTGGAATGTTCAATCAGTTTGGTGATTTGCCAGCCACGTTAGAGGCTGCGCGCATTCCGGCTGAATTGCTTGACCCGTCTTGGAAGCCAGAAGCGGCAAAGCCAGCTAAAAAGAAAGCATCAAAACGCGCCCGTACTGAAAAAGGTCATTTCATAAAGGATGATCCCGCAACGCCTGATAACGAGGCATACGTCGAGGAATAAAGCATGGCACGAGGTACGTCATTAGGACAGCTAATTGATGATTTAAGAGCGGAAGTCGGACATTCCTTGCAGCCGAATTTAGGCAAGGCGACACGCGACGTTTTCATCAATATGCTACAAAGAACGCAAAGGCGGCTGTGGGAAGACTACAGCTGGCCTTTTCTCAGCATTCGGCGTGACATCGCTATAAGCGCGGGGCAGCGGTTTTATGACGTACCCGATGATTTGGTTTTTGAGCGTATCGAGCGCATGGAGACTAAGCACGGCGATTACTGGACTAAGCTGCATTACGGCATAACTGCCGAGCATTATAACCAGCATGACAGTGACCGAGGTATTAGGTCATCTCCGTTACGCCGTTATGATGCTTACGAAAACAACCAGATTGAACTGTGGCCGATCCCATCTAACAATTCTAACACGGTGACTGGAACGGACAGCGTTCGGGTTTCGGGCATTAAAAACCTAAGTGCGCTTACGGGTGAAGCCGATACCGCAGATCTGGACGACCAGCTGATCGTTTTATACGCGGCTTCCGAGATCCTTGCCCGTCAGAAGCAAGGCGATGCGCAAAACAAGATTGCTCAAGCGACAGCCCACTATGCTCGATTGAAGGCGCGTATGAGTAAGACGGAAACGTTTGTAATTGGCGGCGGCGAACCGGACGGCATGTATCGGCCAAAAGGCCCACCATTGATTGCCACAACAGGGAATAGCTAATGCCTTACATACTGGTCGAAGACTTTCGTGGTGGCTTGGACCGTCGGAGAATGAGCGTGACGGCTCCTCCTGGTACTTTGATTGAGCTAAAGAACGCTCACATCACGCGAGGGGGCGAGATTGAAAAGCGCCCTGCGTTCGTCAATATAGTAGACCTTCCGTCTAACACCATTGGACTGGCGGCTTCTGCTGGTCAGATATATACATTTGGGTCTGATGCGGCCAGCAGTGTTACGTTTGCAGCCGGTACGCCTTCGAACGTTACATATGTTCGCCTACAACACCCGTCGGGTGAAGAACTAACCGACGTTCCCTCTGTCGAGTTTTACAATGGTCAGCTTTACGCTGCCGCGCAATTTGCTGATGGTCGAATATACCATTATTACAACGGTGTTCGTATTACTGATTGGTTCGATGGTCGCGCGCGCAGTACGTTCGAGGTCACAGCCGGTTCTGCTGGAGGTACGGCGGCTACAGCGTCTTTCCAAGTGACTGGCGGTACGTCTAACCCTGGCGACGAGTTGCGGATTTTGCGGGTAAACACAGTTGATTTAATCAGCACACCTGTTTCGCACAACGGATCGAATAGCTTGACGGCTTCAAACGTGGCTTCGGCTATTACGTCGGGCCCAAGTGCATATACGGCTATCGCTTCGAGCAACACAGTTACTATTACTGCGCCAGCTGTCGGGATTTCATATAATGGACTTTTACTAACCACTGAGCAAGACGGTGCATTCACTGTAGGTAATCTTGCACATATGTCTGGCGGGATTGATAATGCGATCACTGCAATTACAATCGATGGCGTCAATAGTATTGGTAATCAAATTCCTTGGGAAACCTCGCATACTTACACAGCACTAAAAATCGCTGAAGCCATAAATGATTTTGCGTCTGGACCTGAGTACGAAGCAACTTCAGTCAATCAATTTGTGAATATAATAGCAAAAGAAAGCGGTTCTAGTTACAACAACAAAGCTATTGCCATAACAACAAGCGGCAACGTCACAACTGCTTTTGACCCAGCCAGCCAGACTTATTTAGACGGTGGTGCTGATGCCAATACAATCAACGCCTACAGCCCTGGGAAATTCATTATTCCGGTGAAAACGAAGATGTATGCGCTGTCAGACAGCTTACTTCACTTCTCCGGCATTGATACTCCCACGGAGTGGAATGACACAACGACTGGTGCTGGATTTATAAACCTTGCGAACCACTCTCGCGGCTCCGAAGACCTAAAGGCTATCGCTACATATTTTGATAACATCGCTGTTTTAGCTGAAGAGGCGATCCAGATTTGGTTTGTAGACCCTGACGAAAACCTTAATCAACAGATACAAGTGTTGCAGAACACCGGCACTATTGCGCCTGATAGCGTTGTCGAGTTTGGAGAAAACGACGTATTCTACTTATCGCTCTCTGGGCTGCGCAGCTTGCGTTCGC